GTGTTTGGAAGAGGCACAGGCAGAGGCTACCCGCATAGTACAAAATGATATATATGCTATACCTAAATGTTTTCAAGTAGGCACAACATTATAATAAAAGATGACATACGTAGTTGGTCAAGAGAAGTTCTTGAAGTTAACAACCCAGAACTAAATGGACTACCTGCATGTCCCTATGCTAAACAAGCATGGAAACAAAACAAAGTAAACGTAATTGAAACTGAATCACTATTAGATACAGTGGTAGAAGAAGCAGATAAGTTTGATAATACATATGACTTAGTTATTGTAGCTTCTTATTTATTTCCAGAGATTCAATTCTTTGATACCTACATAGAACATTTAAATGATAAGTATTCTAAAGATGATCTGCACATTATGGGCTTTCATCCAGACTACGGTGCAGAGGATGCAGACCTAGATTTTTTATACGACAATGATTGGGAGTCAGGCGTAGAATATGAATACGCTATGATGTTTGTTCAATCCCTAAGTAAGGTAGACGATGCAAGTCTACAATTAGAAAAGATGGGATACTACAATGTATACCCAGAAGAAGAGTATAATGCTCTTGTATTAGATCGTAGAAAACGGAGACTACACCAATGGCAATGAAACCCAGAGCAATGACTAAAAAGAAAATGATGCGTGGCGGCATGGCAAAGAAAAAGATGGCACGTGGCGGTGCAATGAAACCTGCCCCTAACAAAGGTGCTGCATCCTTACCCAAAGGAGTCCGTAACAAAATGGGCTTTATGAAACGTGGTGGGGTAGCTAAGAAAAAATGACCCCTGAACAGATTCAAAAAATCAGTGCACTAGGATACATTGTAATTAATCATGGTCAGCACGTAGAAGATACAAATAAAAATATTGTAATGTCTCGTAATGCAGACGGTACATATGCCACAGACAATGCTGATCTTAGTGTAATAGTTAAACCTGTTGTAAAAAAAGCTAAACCTAAAAAAGAAAAACAGGAACTAGAGATGGTTCGTGCTCGTGATGAGAATGGTCATTACATTGCTGACGATCCTGATACTGAAGTGAATGAAGCTTGGATAGTTAAGACAATTAAGAAAGTTATTAAAAAATGACAATACTTGCCTCGGCAAAGTTTTTTAGTGCGGCTAAAGACCTAACTGCTACAGCAGGTGGGGCAAGTGGTAACACTATTTACACTTGCCCTAATAACTTTATTTCTTTGATCAAGTTACTGCACGTGTCTATTGGGGCTAACTCTACAAAAAAGTATAGCATCCAATGGTATGAAGCTTCTACAACTACTTATCATTTTATTGTAGATGAACATAGCCTTGCGGGTAATTCTCTTGAAGAAGTTATTCAGGGTGGAGGTTACTTGGCCCTATCTGCAGGAGATAAGATTGTAGGCTTTGAAGAGTCTGGTGCAGATGCCCATATCATTATATCAGGAGAAGAATACTATCAACCCGCATAACGGGGTTGCAATATTAGCAATAGTGTGATATAACTATATGTGTTATAACTATCTTGTGTAGTAAAAATACTACAGTAACAAAGGAGATAGTTATGAAAGAATGGTTTAAAAAAGCATTTATTGCATTAATTGAAGGTCGTCAGGCAGAGGCTAATCGTCGTATTGCACAGATGCACCTATACCGCATGACCGATAGAGAACTAAGAGACATTGGTATTGGGCGTGGAGATATAAAGAGAGTAGTTAATGATGAAGGCAAAGACAACAAGAAAAGCACCAGCGGCAAAAAAGAAAATGTCTCGTGGTGGGAGTACTTCAACAGTAAACTCGGCTGGAAACTACACAAAACCAACCATGCGTAAAAATTTATTCGGTCGCATTAAGGCTGGCAGTAAAGGTGGAGGTGCAGGTCAATGGTCTGCACGTAAAGCTCAGATGCTTGCTAAACAGTATAAAGCTAAAGGCGGTGGATACAAGAGCTAAGAGGGCAATAACGTGGACCCAGTTACGATAATAAGTGGGGCTACTCTTGCCTTCAACGCACTCAAAAAAGGATTTGCATTAGGGAAAGATTTGCAATCCATGTCAGGCCAACTATCTAAGTGGGCAGGACATATGTCTGATTTAGGTCAGGCAGAGAAGCAAGTAAAAAATCCACCGTGGTGGAAGTCCCTAAGTGGTTCTGTAGAAGCTGAAGCAATAGAAGTATTTGCAGCTAAGAAAAAAGCAGAGCAAATGCGGCAAGAATTAAAAGATCATATTAGTTGGACAATGGGTCCGTCTGTCTGGGAAGAACTTGTACGCATTGAAGCTAAGATAAGAAAACAAAAAAGAGAACATGAATATCGTAAAGCTGAGTTACAAGAAGCAATTATTACTTGGTCTGTAACTGGAATACTTGTGGTGACAGGTATCGGTGCTGTGGTGTTCTTTGCGTGGTGGATGTCAAATGGCTAAAAGTAAATCACAACAAAGTTTAGATAAGTGGACTCGTCAGAAATGGGGAACAAAAAGTGGTAAACCTTCTACACAAGGTACAAAGGCTACGGGAGAACGTTATCTACCTGAAGCGGCAATTAAAGGAATGTCTAGTTCGCAGTATGCAGCTAGTAGTGCAAAGAAAAGAAAAGATACAGCAGCGGGTAAGCAGTTTTCTAAGCAACCTACGGCGGCGGCTAAAACTTCCAAACGTTACAGGAGAACATGATAAATGGTAGTAGACTTTGATGTTGATGGTGATGGTAAGGTTACACTAGACGAAATAGCTATGAAGGAACGTATGCTTGAAGTAGAGCTACGTGAAGAAAAAGCAGAGTCACAAAAGTTTATGGCTTGGGTAGCTATGGGTATGATGATTGTCTTTACTATATTTTTGTTTACTCCCTTTATGTCAGACTCACGAGTACACGCTCTAGCAGATTTGCTAGGGCTGTTTTATATTGCACAGACTGGCGTGGTTGCTGCTTACATGGGAGCTACAGCTTACATGGCTGGTAAGCCAATGGGCAATAAAATAGCTATGAAGAAGGATACGAGATAATGGGTTTTAGTTTAAGTAGTCGATCACTAGGTAAGTTAGAAGGGGTATCCCCTGATTTGGTAGCAGTAGTTAAGCGTGCTATTGAATTAACTGACGTAGACTTTGGCGTGACATATGGTGTACGTACACTAGATGAACAGAAAGAACTATACAATTCTGGTCGATCACAAACTATGAACTCTAAACATCTTATTCAAGATGATGGCTATTCATATGCAGTAGACCTTGTGGCTTACTTTGGTTCTAATGTTTCATGGGAACTAAACGTATATGATAATATATGTGATGCTATGGCAGCTGCAGCAGAAGAACTAGAGGTTCCTATCAAATGGGGAGCAGCTTGGTCAGAGGGTGACATTCGTTACTATGATGACACAGCGGAAGACGCAATGAATGCGTATATTGATTTGCGTCGATCACAAGGGCGTAGACCCTTTATTGATGCTCCACATTTTGAAAAGATGTAGTTATGGAAAACTTAAAACTTCCTGTTGCACTTGTTGCAGCTATGGCTGTACAGCTTGCGGGTGGTGTATGGTGGGTATCCCAACAAGCAGCTATTATTTCTAACCTAGAAGAGACAGTAAGTCAGCTAGGTTCACGTATGGCTATTGAAGACAACGTAAACCTTAAACGTGATGTCGCAGGTAATGGTGTAGAAATAGAGTACGTATGGACTGATGTAGAAGAGTTATGGGAAGAGCTTGCGTCTATGACCTTAGCCATTGGTGAGATCAACAAACTCAAGCAACGTATAGCCGTTATGGAGACTGAACTACGTTATCTCAACCGTGACCCTAGAAACATGGAAAAGTAAATGAGGTGGTTAGTCCTAATCCTGTTATTGTCTGGCTGTGGCCTAAGCCTAAGTTCGCTTAATCCTTTTTCGGGAGGGAGTGGCCCCACAGTTAATAGTAATGCCCAGATAGGGGCAGAGAATCGTCAAGCAGTAGTGTCTGTAGAACAAACAGAAGAAGTAACTGCTGGCAGAGATGTAGTACAAACAGAAATAGTAAAAGAAGTTGAGGCAGGATCGGTGGAAACTTTAGAAATATTTAACACTAATATCCCCCCTTGGGTTATTATACTCCTTATCCTTGGCTGGCTGCTACCCACACCTACCGAAATGGTTAGGGGGTTCACAAATTTTGTGTTAACATTATTTGGACGCAAAGACAATCCTAAATACGATAGATATAAATAAGTAAATTAATAGCAAACTTTATGCTTGCATTAATTAAAAGAAAGAGTTAGAATGGCACGAGCATTAACAGAAAAACAACAGAAACTACTTGCAGTCTTATTTGACGAAGCGGGTGGTGACATTATAACTGCAAAGAAACTTGCAGGATATTCGGATGCTACTTCGTCTACTGAAATTCTAGGCTCTTTGAAAGAAGAAATATTAGATGCTACATCTACATACATGGCACGTAATGCACCAAAGGCTGCAATGGCTATGGTAGGTGCCTTATATGATCCTACAGAGTTGGGTATTCGTGATAAGATGCAAGCAGCTAAAGAGTTACTTGATCGTACTGGTCTAGTTAAAACAGAGAAGATGCAAGTAGAAGCAAAGGGTGGAGTAATGCTTATGCCACCAAAACAAATGGATGAAGATGACTAAACCATTAAAGCAATGGAAGTTACCCCAACCGACTGACATAAAAGAAGACAACGAATGGGTTCCTATTCCTCGCATATCTAGGACCGTTCCCTTTGGCTATGAGTTAGACCCCGAT